TGGACCGGCTCGAGCGCGCCATCACGTCTATGCAGATCTATATGGACGGAAACGCTGTGGTCGGTGCCGTTGCGCAGCGTATGGATGCGGCGCTCGGCGATATTTACAGGCAAAATGAAAGGAGGGCTGTTTATGGAGTTTGACTGCAAGATTGGCGGAGTTAAGTACGCTGGGCTGGAACTGCTGGATGTGCAGATCGGTCTGCCGATTGTGAAAACGAAGCAGGAAAGTGTTCCGGGCGCTGATGGCGTGATCGATCTTACTGATGTCCTGAATGGCGGGCCGGCCTATGGCAACCGGAGTATCAAACTCCGGTTCGGATTCGACCAATACGGGAGCTTCGACTTCTATGCTTTTGCAGGTGCAGTGCACGGTAAACGCTTGAAGCTGGAACTGGGCAACCGGAGCGGTTACTACATGGGACGCTTCACGGTTGGAGACATTGACAAGAGCAAAACGACAACAATGTTTGATGTAACGATCGACGCTGATCCGTACCGACTGGAATCGGCCGAGACAAGCATCTCCATTCCGTGCTTGGCAAGAACATCTAACACAATGATTGACGGCACCGCAACTGTGCACAAAGCGTGGGCAACCGGTGTGGCACAGGTGTACGGCACAGGTGCGGATACGGTGCTATCTGTTTACAGCAACAAACCATATACAGGTGAGTACCGGCAGGGCGCGATTTTTAAACTGCCATGGCCCGAGGCGGGGAGCTGCCTGGTATCAGCTGATGTGGAGAATGGGTGGTACGGCGTTTGCGATGAAAATGGGACAGAATACACAGCTAGCGAGTCCCGCTGGATTGAGACTGTTCCGGCCAATGGTCTGTATATCATGCTGTTCACATACGGCGGCGCGGCGCACTACGGAAAACTGCGCAATATTCAGGTGTTTAAGGCGACACCAGCCTCGCTGGCCGGATTGGCAAGTGATCGGATGCTGTATCCGACTGTGACATGGACAGGAGACGTGACAACAATTGTGCCATGCCGCCGGCCGCTGCCGCTTGCGACGCTACGCGGGAACGAAAAGACAAGCCCGTATTTGCAGATTCAGCGGCGCGCGGCGGATTACGCGTATGCGATTGGTGATACAGCAGGGACGGTCTCATTAACCGGAAGGAGGGGATGGTTGTAATGTACGCGGGATATGTTGATGATCGGTTGCTTTTCTCGGCTGGTATGGCCGGATACGAGATATCAGCTGGTACACTCCACAAGGAAATCGGCAAGTGCGATTCGGCGACAATCAAGCTGCCGCCGAGCAATTTGATGCGCGATACTCCCGTAAAACGCGCGTCTATTATCAAAATCTGCAAGGATGGGGTTACCGTATTTAAGGGGTGCGTTGCGGATACGTCGATGGATTTTGCCGGAAACAAGACATACAACATCGATGGCGCCATGATGTGGATGAAGGATATTTGTAAGCCACCGTTCACCATGACAGAGGAGACGATGCTGTACTATGCTACCGCAATTATCACACAGTACAATGATGTGTGCCGCGCGACCAAGCAAATCAAACTCGGAACGGTTGATGATACGCTACCGACTTTGGCCGTGGAGCAGACGGAATACAAGTCTATGCTATCGTTGCTGCAGGATGCTGCGCAGGCAATAGGGGGAACTCTGTGTATCCGTTATGACGGGGATGATATCTTCTTGGATGTCATTAAAGCATATGATCACAGGTGCGCGCAGCAAATCGAGATCAGCAAGAATTTACTCGATCTCACCGATCAGATCGATAGTGCAGATCTGATTACACGTGTATACCCACTAGGTAAGGATGGCTTGACGATTGCCAGCGTAAACAATAATAGTACCTGCCTGATTAACGCTGATGCGGAGGGGCTGTACGGGCGCATCGACGGTACGCTGCGTGTGGACACGGATGATGCAGATGCGCTCAAGGCACAGGCAGCTGCCTACCTTGCACAGTATTGCGGCTTGTCGCATGGCATTCGGGTGACAGCGGCAGATTTGTCCGCTGTTGATTTCAAGCTGGAGTCGTATCACATTGGTGACAGCGTCCGAGTGGTGTCTCCGCCGCACGGAATTGACACTATTATGCAGGTAACCAGTATGGACACAAGCCTTGTTAGCGAAAAGGATACCATGGTGCTTGGATGGTCGAACCGGACGCTCACCGGCGCTGTCGCCTCCGGCGGCGGCGGCTCGTCGAGCGGCACAGCAACCTCCGGCGGTGGTGGCACGATCGATGTGGACAGCGCACTATCGCTAGATAGCACCAACCCTGTCCAAAACAAAGTTATCACTGCCGCATTGGCCGGTAAGGCCGGTACAGCAACGGCCACACAGTCCTCGGCTGGCCTGATGTCTGCTGCGGATAAGACCAAGCTAGACGGCCTATCCGGCGCTGGGATGACGCCCATGACGGCTGCCGAGATGCAGACCATCTGGGATGAAAACTGAAAGGGATGATACTATGAACGACCAATCCACATATGCGGGGCCGACCGCGGCCGCGAAACTTGCTGCGCTGGCAAAGGCGGAGCTGGGCAAAAAGGCTGGAAAGGACATCGCTACGGCCGAAGCTGACGGCCTGATGTCCGCCACGGACAAGGTCAAACTGGACGGCGTGGAGGACGGCGCGACCAAGACCATCGTCGACGACGCCATGTCTGAAACATCCACCAACCCCGTGCAGAACAAGGTGGTCATGAAGTACATCAACAGCCGCGGCTCTCTGCCGCCGGTCAGCGATAAAAACGATACGATGCTGATTCAAGTCGTGCACGGGGCCTATGCGCTGCGCACCAAAGAATCCATCTTCCCGGTCGACGACGCGCTGGACACCGAGTCCAAAAACGCCGTGGAAAACTGCGTGATCGCGCGCCGTTTTGAGATGCTGAGCGAGGTCACGCTGCCTGCGACCAGCGAGCGCGACGGTCTGATGTCCAAGGACGACAAAGCCAAGCTGGACGATGTTGAGACTGGGGCGAACAAGACAGTTGTGGACGCAACGCTGGACGCCGGGTCTGCTAACCCCGTGCAGAACAAGGCCGTCAAGGACGCGCTGGATAACAAAGCGGACAAGACGGCGTTGGATAATAAGGCAGATACCACCGTTGCTACGGCCAGTGCAAATGGCCTGATGTCCGCTGCCGATAAGAAAAAATTGGACAGTGTGTACGACGTTGTCGCTACATCCACGGATGGAGAGACATTTGACATTACACCTGCACAGTTGCATGAAAAACTGAAAGGTGTTCCAACCACCTGCGCGATCAAGGTTGTGGATACAATTATCCCGTTGTATCGAGTGCAATTGCCGGGTGATGGGAGCACCAAGTATATTTTCCAAATCACAAAGGACAATGGTTGGAACCCAAATACAAGACTGTCGTATACTGCATCGGTTGGCGGTACATCTTTGGGTGCAAAATGGGTAAAGTCCGAATATGATTTGCTTGCAATAACCCCCAGCGCCCTGAAATTCACCGGTGCTGCCAACGCGCAGTTTGACGGTTCAAAAGATGTGACTATAGACATCCCGACAGGAGAAGGTTCTGTTCGGTATGATGAAACGCAAAAACTGACATCCGACCAGAAGCTTAGAGCGCGTCAAAATATCAGCGCGCTTCGCGAAAAATGGCCGTATATCTACGATGGGATAACACTGCTGCCGCGCAATGCCGACGGTGCCCAAACGATCAACATCACGCCGACAGCCGAAAACAACGCTTACGCGCTGGTGCTGGACGGTGGCCCGGAAAATGTATTTGTTCTGCTGGCCGGGCTGGAAACCCCGACCGACGCGCAGACGGATGCCGCCGCGACAGTGGAATACGTAAAGGCGAAAATCGCGGCGCTGGAAGCGAGCGGCGGCATCGACGTAGATGATGCGCTGTCCGCCACGTCTACCAACCCCGTCCAAAACAAGGTCATCACATCTGCGCTGACAGGGAAAGCTGGGACGGCAGTGGCAACGGAAGGCGCGAACGGTCTGATGTCCAAATCGGATAAGGTCAAACTGGACGGCATTTCTTCCGGAGCAAACAATACCGTTGTGGATGCGGAGCTTGATGCATCTAGCACAAACCCAGTACAAAACAAAGCCATCAAAGCGGCTTTGGATAGCAAAGCGGATAAGTCCGCGCTAAACGCGAAAGCCGATACGACTGCGCTCGATAGCAAGGCAGATAAGACCGCTTTGGACGCCAAAATGGACAAGTCCGGCGGCACGTTTACCGGCAACGTCTATGGCAAGTATTTTTGCGGTACATGGCTACAGTCCAATGCCGCTAGCGATCTGGGGCGTACACCGGGCAAGATCGCCGTGCTGGACGACAGCGGCTGGATGTATTATCGCACGCCGTCCGAACTTTTTGCCGATCTTGGGATTACCAACGCAATCAAATCTTACGTTGATACTGCAATCGTAGCAGCAATCAACAGCGCGTACTAAGGGGGCGTATCATGGCTACCACTGTATCGATGAATAATATCGTGGCAAACAACGGCAAGGGCTGGTTTCCGGCCACGCGCGGAAACTGCACGTGGCAGTTGTCCACGCTTACCCCAGGCGATGGCGCAGGGTCGAGCATTAAGATCATCCCATCCGGCGCGGGCGAGGTGACACTGACGTCGGCGGCGCACGGCCTTGTTGCATCACATAAGTATTACATCACGTTCAAGGTGATGTACGAATCGGCGGCGAACTGCACGTTTGATTGGTACTGGCCGGTTGCGGAACCGGCAGCAGCTGCCGGGCTGCGTGTTAACGCAGCGGCAAACACGTGGCAGCGCGTGTCGGCTGTGTTTGATCGTACCAGTTTTTCGGATGGCAGCTATCCGTGCCGTTTCGACTACAACAACGATAGCGGGGCAAACATCACAATCTGGTTTACATCGTGCTTGCTGGTTGATCTTACGGCGGCGTTTGGCGCTGGTTTGGAGCCGAGCAAGGATTGGATGGACAAGCACGTGACGGCATTTGCGGATTCGCAGAAAGTTCAGTACATAGAAAACCTTGGCGAGTTGTTTGTCGACATCGCAAGCGCAATCCGTACCAAGAGCGGTCAGTCAGGTAAGATCATGGCCTGTGACTTTGCAGACCGCATCCGCGCGCTGTGACGGGAGGCCATCATATGACAATCACATATCAAAAGAGGTTACATCAT